TTACCTGTGGTAATGTTACTATGGTAAAAACAAGTCATGGTTGGAAGAAAATTCTACCCCCTTGTTTAATCAATGGTGATGATTTCCTTAGTTATAGTCCCAGATCAATTAATGATATATGGTTTAGGAATGCTAAAAGTTTTAACTTGACATTAAGTGTTGGTAAAACTTTTCGCTCTAAGAGGGTTGCTGTAATTAATTCTACAGCATTTAAGCCTTCTAAGAATTTCCTGAAAGACGGGTCTATTGAAAATGTCCCCATGTGCTATATGAATTTAGTTACAAATTTACCAAAAGATAAACCTTTCAACCAAATTATGGATCTGATTCAGATTCCACAATTAGTTAATCGATTTATTTTTTATAATAAAGTTGCAATTAAAAAAATTTTCACATGATGGTTTATATAACCTTTACCTACCTGTAAATGAAGGTGGTTTGGGTTGTACATTCAATGGTCCTGTCTTTTTGAATCTTTTTCAACGTAGGTTGCGTAAAGAATTGTTGAGTCGTTTGTCGTGGGGTTTGGATATGGAAGGTCATACTTTCCAATTCAAAACCCGTTACATTCAACACAACAAGTCTTCAACGTTGATAAAGTCCCATATGGGATCCCAGTCTTCTGGTGATCTCGTTTCTACTTATTCTTCTTCACGTTCTACCCGATTAATCGCTCGCGATAATTGGCTAAGTAGTCTGAGTAAAGTGAGGGTGTTTGGAACTCCCTTCACTTTTTCTCTCGTGAAAGAAAAGTTGAGTAGAAAAGACTCATTTCGGAACAAGTGTTACAAAACGTTAGGTATAGCTCCTATGAGCTATGGACGTGTTTTGCCTAGTACGTATGTTTTCCCTTTACCTGTAAAGGGTTTTATTATCTTTTATAAATTACTGAAAGTTATTATAGAAAAAGGTTTTTTCTATATTTTCTTTAATTTTTTAAAAGATAATTCATTAACTGTTGTAATTTCCAAACTTATAAACATAATAAGTAAAAACGTTAATGAAAAAAAATATTTCGTCTAACAAACAGCCTACAAAAAAAGTTACTAAAAGTAAACGTGCTAATCGAAAGAAATCTACCTTGATTTCTGGTCCAGGGATTCAAATGCTTCAGTCAAGTACTGCTGAGTCTTACGACGTCGTCCTTAAGAATCCTCTTAAGTTCGATGTTGGAAAGGGTCTTACTCATACTGAATGGGGTCCGGGTCTTCGTTGCTATGGTATGCAAGAACTTTGCAATATAGTTACTGACCCAACCACTGGAGGGAATGGTATATTCTCGACGGGTAACCTTACTGTTATAAATCCTACTGAAGCTTACATCGCGCCATTTTGGATGGCCGATCGTGTAGCTTCTTTTAGTGCTTTGTATCAGCGTTACGCTTTCCGGAAAGTAAAAATCATATATGTGACCCGTGTTGCATCAACTTATGTTGGTTCAGGCGTTATCGCTCTCAATAATGATTCTGGCTTTCTGGCTGCGTCAACTGCCCCCTTCCTTACCTATGCTAATGTTCAATCTATAGATCCTGCTTTAGTTTTCCCTTATCGGGTTGCTACAGCTTCTCTTGAAGTTGAATATTCTGGCACTAGAACCTGGTATACTGGATACGATGTGAATCTCGTGACCGTTGGTCCTGAAGATTTGCGTCAATGTGTACAGTATAACATGGTTGGTAAGGATGATATACTTTCTCCTGGTGGTCCAATTAACCTTAGAGGTCAATTGTATTGTGAATATATAATTGATTTCTATACCCCCAGTCTTAACAATATCATGTTAGGATTGTCTCCGGCTCTTAAACCAAGTAACTTGATTACATTGATGACTTATATTACTAAGGTCCTTATGGAAAATAAAGATTTAAGTCAAATCAAACAACTTGAGAAGTTTTATGAACTTCGTCATGCTATTGATTACTATTTAATCAAGACTGAACCTGAGCCTGAGTCTCTTGGACCTGTAAAAAAACCTAGTTTTCATTCGAAGTGAATGTTTTCTTTTAAAATTTCTTTTTTTGTAAATCACAATCGGAACTGTGTTACTCTCTAAAGATTGAAGTTAAAACCAGATACTTGAGGAAGTTCTTTTTTTTGATCTAACGTCTCATTAAGGAGTCGGGCATGGTGTTCAACCTTTCAAAGTTGAATACCATAGTCTGACTATTGAGGTAAGTTAGTGATGGGAATTGAATAAGTCTCAAGATTATGGTGGGTATTCTTTCCATATTCGAAGAAGGGAAACTGTAATTTACAGTGTTGTCCCGTATGCGTATGGAATGTTCTTACCGACTCTCATGAAGGGTAACTAGAAGTTACCCTGTGATCCGTTGAGTACCAAGTAGAGGTGTCGAGAAATCGACATCACTTGTTGTATATGGATGTCACAGGGATAGTTTTTATTAGGCAC